ACACTGTTGAGTTTGTGAAAGCTGCAACTCAAGGAATGATGTCGGCAAAGGACAGTAAGAAGCTTTGGTATGGCTTAGCAGGTGCGTATACAGCGGGAAGAGTGCTTCGACGTGTTATTAACAGGTGAAGAAGCCGAAGCTCTTTCTCAAGAAGCAGTCGACGAGATGCTTCCAATACTTACAGAAAACCTACGTAGTTTTGCCCTGTCCTCTGGTTGGCCTGTTGATTTAGTTCAGGCTTTAGATCTTAGTTATGCCGGTGGAATCCTTTACGTAAGCTGCTCAGATGAGGAAGCAGCAGAGGCAATTGAGAATTTAGAGTACGGCAATAATGGAAGCCCAAATTCAGTTTTGCGTCCTTTTGCCGAAAGAGTAGACAAGTACATCTCTGACATCATCGGCGGTAAAGCCGTTATGTATGTTCTTGAGGAAAAGGTAGGGCTCTAATGGGTAATCCGTTTATTGTTGCTGAAGACCTTGCGGTTAAGACTCTATTGAACGGTATGACCGTCTCTGATGAAAAAAACCCAGCTAGACCTGTAAAGGTTTGGTTTGGCTACCCAGATGTTGAAGTTCGCACACAAGATTTCCCATTTGTTACAATTGATCTTATTGATATTGTCCCAGCAAATGAGCGCCAAACCCAAGGAAGATTTTCTGACAACGACAACCGCGGAACACAGACACCTGTGGGTAATTTTGTCTTTACCTACGATGTGCCTGTTGCCTACGATTTGATTTATCAGATTACATCTCATGCCAGACACCCTCGGCATGACCGAGCAATTATGCTCCAATTAATGAGAAAATTTCCATCAAAGTTCGGGTACTTAGTTGTACCTAATGAGCTAGGGACCGAAAACTCCCGACGCCATATGTTCCTTGATGGATTTGTAAAACGGGATACCGTAGATAGCGAAACTGGAAACAGACGCCTTTTACGTAATGTTCTAACGGTTCGTGTAATTAGTGAGATGACGCCTGAACAAGCAACATCTACTAGAGTCGCTAGCACAGTCTCTATTAACACCACAAACTCGGACATCCCTTCTGGATACAACCCGTTATAAAATATGGCACCTATGTATATAACTAAGGAGATAAATAATGTCGTTTGATCGCCCTGGGGTTTACGTCCAAGAGACGCTCAATCCCGTTCAAACAATTGCTGCTCCAACATCAGCAACATTTGCTGCATTCTATGGCGCTAATGATAAAGGCCCATTGACACCAGTTCTTGTTAGCTCTTGGAGCGAATACACAAAGTACTTTGGTACTTGGAACACAGTAGCTGGAAATGAACTTCCTCTTGCTGTTTACACGTTTTTCCAAAATGGTGGAAGCCGTGCGTACGTTGCTCGTGCAGTAGGTGCTGGTTCAGTATCAGCATTTAGAGCACTCAATGACCGTGCCGGAACACCTGCCCCAACACTCCGTATTCAAGCTTTTAACGCTGGAACATGGGGTAATAACCTAAACGTTACAATTACAGACTCAACTACTACTGGTTTGTTTAACATTACTCTTTACCAGGGTGGAAACACAGACGCCGATATTGTTGAGACATTTACAGATTTGTCTATGACTTCAACAAACGCACGTTATGCTTTGTCTGTAATTAACGCAACATCAAATTATGTCTTTGCTTTAGACCTAGGATCAGCAGCAACAGGTGCAGTTCGTAACCCAGCAACTGGAACAAACCTATCCCTTGCTACAGGTGCTAATGGTGGAGCAATTACAAATATCACTACCTACACACCGTTTGACACAATTAATCAATCATTGACCCTTAACGTAGCGGGCCGTGTTGATGCAACTACTGTAAACGCAGCTATTTCATATGCAGAAGCTCGCGGGGACATCTTTGTTGTTATTGATGGTTCAGACCTTCCTGTAGGAAATGCAGCCACTTCTAGCACACAGCTAAACCTAGCTTCAACTTACACACCAAGTTCAGCAGCAGCTGTTTACTACCCACGTATCGGTATTGCTGATCCAACTGTTGGTGTAAACGGCTCTTCAACTGCTGCACGTACAATTGGAGCTGGTGGAGCGGTTGCCGGTCTTTATTCTGCAACTGATGCTGCTCGTGGAGTGTTTAAAGCACCTGCGGGACTTCAGGCAAGAATTGCCGGAGCTGTTGGAGTTTCTTCATTAACAAATGCTGAGCTTGATCTTATGAACTCAACAGCTGCTCCTGTGAACGCAATTAAGTTCATTCCAGGAACAGGTATTTGTGTTATGGGAGCTCGTACTCTAAAGGCAGGAAATCTTGATAAGTATGTTCCTACACGTCGCACACTTATCTTCTTGAAGAAGACTTTAACAGAGCTTACTCAATTCGCTGTATTTGAGCCAAACAACGCCGAAACACGTCGTCGTTTGAACTCAACAATTAGCAGCTTCCTAACAAGTTTCTGGTCACAGGGCGGTCTAGCTGGAGCAACACCTCAGCAGGCATTCTTTGTCCAAGCTGACACAGAAAACAATCCGCAGGTATCAATTGACAATGGAGAACTTAACATTGCAGTTGGTGTTGCGCTACAACGCCCAGCGGAATTCATTGTCATCAAGATCGGTCAGTTTGACGGTGGAACCACCGTTACTGTGGCGTAAAGGAGAAATAAATAATGACAAGCAGTATTATTAATCGCTTCTCAACATTAGCGACTGATCCATTACGTAGCTTTCGGTTTTATGCTGAATTCAACAAAGTGGGTACAGAAGATACATTTACAACTAAAATCCAGACAAGCTCAAGTGCTACTACCGCATCCGGTCAATCAACCGGTTGGGTAGGTGGATTTAGTTCAATCAGTGGTTTAAATATCACTACCCAGTCAATCCAATACCGTGAAGGTGGCTACAACACCACTGTTCACCAGGTACCTGGTATGACCACATTTAGCCCAATTACATTCCAACGCGGAGTGCTATACGGCAATGACCAAGCTCAGGCTTGGATGCGTGGATTGTTTGCTTCTGTTGCTGGAGATGGACTTTCAGTAGCAGGAAAGAGCTTCCGCGTTAACGTTAAGATCTATGTAATGGATCATCCAAATGCAGGCGCTACAAATGAAAATACCCCAAAGATGGGCTTTGACATTCGTAACGCTTGGATTACCCAGCTTAACTACACAGATCTAAACGCAAATGACGGAGCAATTCTTTACGAATCAATGGCTCTGGTTCACGAAGGACTATCAGTGTTCTTTACTGATGGTGCATTCAACCCAGTAAGTCGTTCTACACTAGCGTAACCCCAAACAAAGGAATATAAAAAGTGGCTGAAATTATTACTGATGCAGAACTCGTATCACAGTACGCTAAACAGGCTATGGAGGAGCCCGAGAAGATTGTTGAAACTCGGGCCCCTTCTGCCTCAGAAGTAGATTTGCCTGGCGGGTATTTAACCTTTGACGGCAAGTTAATTACAAAAGCTGAGGTTAGGGAACTAACTGGAGCTGACGAAGAAGCTATTGCAAAAGCTGGATCTACAGCAAAATCACTTCACGTTCTTTTAGAGCGCGGATTGGTAAAGCTAGGAGATAAAGAAGCTACCAGAGACGACATTGACTTGCTCCTATCAGGTGACAGAGATGCCATCCTTTTAGGAATTCGTAGAGTTACTTTTGGTGAGGCTCTAGACCTAAAGCTTCGTTGCCCAAGCTGTAATGTTGAACAACAGTCAGATGTGCATCTTTTAAACGATGTTCCTTTTATTAAGCTTAAGGACAAAGTTAATGATCGTAACTGGGTTGTAAAGACAAAGCTTGGACCTGTTGAAGTAAGCCTTCCAACAGGACTTGTTCAAAAGAAACTTATGGAAAATACTCAAATGAGTGTTCCAGAAGTAAACACAATTTTATTAGCTGGCTGCATAAATTCTATTAACGGTGAAATGTCAATAGGTAACGCTGGGCCTCTAGCCCTAGGTATGTCAGACAGAGCAAAGATTATTGATTCAATCCTTGAGCGCAACCCGGGCCCACGCCTTGGGGAGGTGAGCAAGGTTTGCAAGGCATGTGAGGAACCTATTGATATCCCACTTAGCCTTGTAGATTTGTTTCGTTTATAGCCAAGTTACGTACGATCTACTTTTAGATCATTACGAGATTTTGACTAGAACGTTTACAGGTTGGACTTTGACAGAGATTAAAAACCTCTCAGTTAGAGAAAGACGAAATTGGTTAGAAAGAGCACAACGGTTTAACGGAAGGAAGTAGCTGTGGCAGACCCAAGAAGCGGTATGAACTTACCGGCACCACGCGCTTTGCAGAGCCTTGCAAGTATTAAGAATGCTGCGCTCGATGCTGGGTCAGCCGTTGGCGGAGTCCTTCAAAGAGTAAATACTACTGAAAGCCGCGCTATTGCCGTCTACCAAGGCGGCGATGGCGTTAGCTCTAACCAAATAGCACCTTCTCCGCGCTTTACTCCACCATCAACCTCTA